TTTGATCATAACAAAATAAATTTTGAAGTAGAAAAGTTTCCACTTATAAATGAGTGGCAAGCTGGTGAAACACTAGCACCTTACACTAAAGCTGAAAAGATACCAAACAATATTGGTATGGGCATTAGACGTAAGGATACTAAAGAACCTTTAGGCATAGTATCACAAGACTATTTCCCTGTGCAATATAGAGAGATAGTTGATGGTGTAGAGCAAGCCTTAAGAAAGGCAGAGATAGACCTAAGTGATGCTGAGTTTACTACCAACGTATGGGATAGTGGAGCAAAGCTAGAACTAAGAGCTAAGTTTCCAGCCCATACACAGAGCTTGGGTACTAATCATGATACGATTATACCTGAGTTTGTATTTAGAACTTCCCATAATAGAACATGGGCAAACTCTGGTATGATGGGAGTGTGGAGAACTTTCTGCTACAATACCCTAGTTACTGGTGATAAGCTAGCCTATGTCTATGGTAGACACACCAAGAACTTTGATGTAAATGCTTTTGCATCTAAGGTTAAGAATGCTGGTGAGTTTATCAGTGGCTCTGGTCTTGATACAATGAGGGATTGGTATGATACTAAGATAACAAGAGAGGAAGCTATTAATCTCTTTACCAAAACTCTTGCTCAACGTACTGATAATGTGACCAGAAAGAAGGTAGCCAACAAGGTTATGCTCTCTAATCTTATGAAAATATTTGATGAAGAGAACAGACATCTACATGGCAGAGGAAGCTATGAAGCCTATGGTACTAGAGAAGAAGGTACACTATGGTCTGCATACAACTCAGCTACACATTGGTCTTCACACCCTGAGAATAGCAAGGGCAAGGCTCACAATGTGAAGGTCAACAGAGAAGATAAAGTAAGGAAGATGCTTGCTTCTCGTGAGTGGAAAGAACTGGAAGTAGCATGAACTGCTGGCATTGTCATACTAGATTAATCTGGGGTGGTGATCATGATATAGAAGAAGAAGATGATAACTATAGCATAGTCACTAACCTCAGTTGCCCTACCTGTAAGAGCATAGTAGACGTATATTATCCGAAGGAGAAAGAGAATGAATAACTTAATAGTGTTTAACGACAGCCATCAGAGTGATGGTTTTGTAGATGGTGTTGCTCTAATCAATAAAAAATTAGAGAAGCATGAGTTACGAGTTAAGTTACAATTCATAGAGGACTATGAGAGTGATGAAGGTGAGTTTGCATGGTATATCAGTGTAGTCCCTGATGATTTACCTACTACTCTGGCTGAATGTGTAAACATGAAGTATAAAGAGGAGATACAAGATGCCTGAACAATTTGAACATGATTTGATTGGAGTTCTACAAGAACATTATGGTGAGAACTTTGACTATAATTGGGACAGTGAAGAAGGTGGATTTTATATTCGACTAAGAGTATGGGAGAAAGAAGATGATTGATAAACAATTAATCATAGAGAATCTAAAGAATGTATTTGATCCAGAGATACCCTCTGCTAGTCTATATGATCTTGGATTGATCTATGATATTGCTATCAATGAGAGAGAACACGAAGTAACTATTACACACACATTGACAAGTGCTTTCTGCCCATTTGCAGATGAGATTGTTAATGATATACAAAGGGCTGGCTATGTACCAGAAGTTATAAGTGTTCTTATTAATACAGTATTTGACCCACCGTTTAGTATGGATATGGTTCCAGAAGAAACAAAACTAATGTTAGGATGGATGTAAAATGATTGAACCTTTAGGATCAGTGTACCCAACTACACCTATAACAGTGTATTGGGAGAATAGAATTAGTGCTGGCTCAGAAGCTCGAATGATTGCTGTTGCAGGTGAGCCTCATGTAGTGTATAATAGCAAAGGTGAATTAATATTAGTACCCGATGGATCATGGGGTGTAGGATCTGTCTATGCATAGGAGATAAAAATGTATTCTAATATAGATAGTAAAGAACTTTTTAATATTGTATTAGGTGATATACAGATGGTGATTGATGGTGAGCTAGACTGTCTAGGTAAAGAAGAATGTGAGCCTATGTTAGAACTACTCGAAGAGATACGAAACAGAAGCCCACATCTGGACTCAAGAATACCAATCAATCGTAATGATCTTGAGTTAAAGAGAGGAGACTTTGTTGAAGATAGAGATGATGACGTAAGAGGGTCAATCCTTTTTATAAATGATAGTCACCTATGGTTGTTTGATCACAAGAAAGACAATCAAGTTAAGTATGAAGCAAAGAATTATAACAGATTAAGAAAGGCTAAACCATGACAGACTGTAGAGAATGTGGAGAAGAGTTGTTCTTCCCTGCTATAGTAGACTCAGATGACAAGGTAGTATCTGTTGATACCACCCATGCAAAGTGTAGTAATGTTGGGTGTCATCTAAGTCAAGAGTTTATAGATACAATTAAAGTATTAGCTATTAATTATTAGGAGGATATAATGGCAGATGAAGAAGTAGAAGTACAAGAACCTGATGAAAAAGATTTAAGAATCAAAGCTCTTGAATCAGAACTAGCACAACATAAGAAGTTATTTGATTTACATAGGGCTGTACTAGAACCTTATGCAAGTAAGATAATGAAAGACATGGTGTCTAAACTAGAAATTAATATAAAGGAGAAGTGACATGGCAGCTAAAAAGAAAAGAGCAAGAACAAGAAGGGGTACTTACAAAGCTGACAATCCTAAGACCCCGACTATTAATGAAGCATATACAGCTAGTATTCTTGAAGGTTATCAGAATACTATGAAGAAATACTTTACTTTATATTAGGAGATATAAATGAGTGTCATTGAAGGTAAGGTATGGGGTAGCACTGAGCCTATACTACAGTCACCAGCAGTAGAGATACATAGAATTAATGTTAAGAAAGATGGGTATTGTTCTCAACATAAACATCAGTCTAAGATTAATATGTTCTATGTGATCTCTGGATGGTTAGAGATACAGAGATGGAAAGATTATGGACTATGTGACAGCACACATCTTCATGCTGGAGAAACATCTATAGTACCAGCAGGTGAGATGCATAAGTTTATAGCTCATAGAAATACAGAAGCTCTTGAGATTTATTGGGCTGAATTAAATCACAATGATATTATAAGAGAAAATGTAGGAGGAGTAGGAGAATGATACTATTAATATGTTTACTTATAACTACTGCACCAGCTTTGCTGGATGTAGCAGACGTAATACTTTATACAGGAGGAGGATAGAATGGCTGTTTGGTATTTAATATTTGAAATTTTAAAGTTTATACCATAGGAGTTTAAAATGTCTTTTATAATTGTTCATGTACCAGTACCTAATGATATAGATACATACTCTTGTATGCCTGATTTTACAGGAGAGAGTATAGAATATTTTGATACACCCCACGAAGCATTTGAATGTCTAGAAATTATGGGGTTAGAATTTAATGAAGACTTTAAAGTTATGAGGGTACATTGAAAAAATTATTAGTGGTATTATCTTTATTGCTTACTGTATCTTCAGCACAAGCAGACGAAATGGATTGCTTGGTTGAAGCACTCTATCATGAAGCTAGATCAGAAGAGATAGTTCCTATGATAGCAGTAGGTAATGTTATTATGGAAAGAGTAAGATCAGAGAGGTTTCCAAATACAGTATGTGAAGTAGTACATCAAGGAAAGTATTGGAAGTATGCACCAATACTTAATCAATGTCAGTTCTCATATTGGTGTGATGGTAAGCCAGAAAAGTTTAATGATATGGAAGCTCTTTATAAGAGCATGGAGGTAGCCAGCATGGTGTTTCAAGGTATAGTATTGAAACAAACTATGGGTGCTACTCATTATCATGCTAGTTATGTCAGACCTTTCTGGTCTTTATCTTCTCGTTTTAAATTATTAGAGCAAGTAGGCACACACTTATTCTATATTGACATAAAGAAATAATAGGAGTATACTATGACTACTGTGGATAAACTACATAAACACGTTGAGATTTTAAACAAACAGTTAGAAGAAAAAGAAAAAACAATTAAAGATTTAAGACAGGAATTAGAAAAATTTAATTATAAAAAAGCAAATCAAAGTTGGGTTGAGAATGACTAAAAATTTATGGGAAAGAGAAAGAAGTAATGTATTCAAGTACTTAGTTAAACAGTATCTTGAGGAGGGTTACGATATTAAAGAAGCAAAGTCTTTAGCAAAGGCTGAAGCTGATGAAGTTATGTTAGACAAAGAAAGTTTTGTTGAAACATTATGGGGAGATCATTATAGAGATGTCTAAATGGAAAGTAATTTTACCTAAAGAGATTGGAAATATAACTTTAGGAATATTTAATTCAAAGAAAGAAGCTGAAGAAGAAGCCTACTACAGAAGAAGTCTAGCAAAAATATTTGCAGATCCTAAACAAAAATTTAAATACAAAGTTTGTAAGGTTAATTAGTTCTCTATAGAGGGAGTACTTACGTACTCTATAGAGAACGTAATTAAAGGAGAGAGTAATGCCTGATAGTAAATGGGTTAAACATATGGCTTGTCCTAAGTGTAACTCAAGTGATGCTAATACATTGTATGAGGATGGTCATTCATATTGTTTCAGTTGTAAAACTAGATTTGGAGTTGATATGCAAGAAGAAGTAAAGGTTATACCAATGAGTAATGAAGCTAGTCCTACGTTAAAAACAAAAGGTGAAGTAAGTGATATACCTGATCGACATATCAGTAGAGCTACTGCAAAGAAGTATAATGTTCAGATACAAAAATATGGATCAACAATAACTCACCACATTTATCAGTATTTTGATAAAGATAATAACCATATAGCTAATAAAGTTAGAGGAACACAGAACAAAAAGTTTTGGTCTGAAGGTAATATATCTTCTGCTTGTCTCTTTGGTGAGAACATTTTCTCAGGTGGTGGTAAGTACATCACAGTATGTGAAGGTGAGATTGATGCTATGTCTGCCTACGAATTGAATGGTAGTAAGTGGCCTGTTGTCTCCATTAAAAATGGAGCAGCATCAGCAGTAGATAATTGTAAGCAATCATTAGAGTATTTAAATAAGTTTGAAAATATAGTACTGTGTTTTGATAACGATAAACCCGGAAGAGAAGCATCTAAATTAGTTGCTCAACTGTTTGAACCTAACAAATGCAAGATTGTAAATCTTGAGTTGAAGGATGCTAATGAGTATCTTAAGATGGGTAGAAGAGAAGACTTTACAAAAGTATGGTGGAATGCCAAGCCTTATACACCAGCAGGTATAGTTAATCTAGCTGATTTAGGTGACAAATTATTTGAAGAAGATTATTGTGAGACTTGTCTTTATCCTTGGCCTAATATGAATGAGAAGACCTATGGTATGAGAACTGGTGAGTTAATCTGCTTTACCAGTGGTGCTGGTATGGGTAAGAGCAGTATTATTCGAGAGCTTATGCATCATATTATGTCGAATACTTTAGATAACATTGGTGTCTTAGCTATGGAAGAGAACACCAAGAATACAGCATTTAATATCATGAGTGTTGAAGCTGATGAAAGATTATATATTAGAGAGATCAGAGAAAGATTTAGTAAGGAACAGCTACAAGGTTGGGCTGATAAGACTATTAACTCTGGTAGGTTCTTTGCTTTCGATCACTTTGGTTCTATATCCAACGATGAAATACTAGATCGTGTTCGATATATGGCTAAAGCACTAGACTGTAAGTGGATATTTCTAGATCACTTATCTATTCTGGTATCAGGACAAGAAGATAATGGTGATGAAAGAAAGTCTATTGATATTCTGATGACCAAGTTAAGATCACTGGTAGAGGAGACAGGCATAGGTCTATTGCTTGTATCTCACTTGAGAAGACCAGCAGGAGATCGAGGTCATGAGGATGGTAGAGAAGTATCTCTATCCCATCTACGAGGTTCAGCTTCTATAGCCCATCTATCTGATAGTGTGGTTGCTTTGGAACGTAATCAACAAGCTGAAGATGAGCATGAAGCTAACACTACTACTCTTCGTATTCTTAAGAATAGATATACTGGAGATACAGGAGTAGCTTGTTACTTGCATTACAATAAAGAATCTGGTAGAATGACCCAAGTTGATAACCCATTTATGGAGAATGATGATGAGAGCTAAACCATTTAGTAAAAAAGATTATGATAAATATGATAGTCCAGCTAAAGAAGCTATGAGTTCTTGGCTGTTACATAAAAATAGTAATTTAATTATAGATGATAAAGAAAATTTTGGGATTGATCTTAGAGTTACTGATCCTGATATTAATAAAACTTATCTTTTTGAATTAGAAACTATTAATAAATGGCAACCACATATGAAACCAGAAGATAAATTTAATTGTAGTGTATGTAAAGCAGATGAATTTTCTGTTCCCACAAAAAAGAAAAGTGTTGTGGAGTATTTAAAACTACCTAAAGAACAACGTCTTGATTTTACTTACGTTACTTTTAGATCTGATTTTAAAATGGCACTAATGACAAATATATATGCTGTATTAAACAGTGAAAGGAAGGTAATTCCAAATCGTTATTCCCAAACAGAAGAATTTTATATTGTTAATAAATCTTTTTCTAGACCTGAAAATATGGAGATTAACTAATGAAAAATAATCGAGCTAAGTTTGATAAAGCAGAGTATGATAAGTCTAATCCTATAGCCATTGAAGCTATGGAAGGATGGCTTTCAGAAAAGATACCTGATTTAATTATAGATTCAACTGAAGATTATGGCTTTGATATTAGAGGTACTATTAATGGAGGTGACTCTAGAACTTTCTATGAGGTAGAAATAAAATATGGTTGGACAGGGGAGTGGCCTGAGAACTGGACTGAGTTACGAATACCCTATAGAAAGAAA